GAGATTGCAAAAGAGAAAAAGCAAACTCACGTAAAAAACAAAATGATAGAAAATTCTCAATATGAAACTTGGACAACAATGGAAGGTGATGAGGCATCGTCATATACTGTTTCAGGATTTGACCCAATGATAATGCTTCCAGATGAAGATGTATATAAACCGAAAAAGAAAGTGGACCCTGAGACAAAGGGATTAGAAAAATTTATGGAAGAAGAAATTTAATTTGAAGATAGCACTGCTGAGCGATTCGCATTTCGGAGCTCGAAATGATAACCTCAATTTCAACGAATATTTTTACAAATTTTATGAAAACATTTTCTTTCCTACTTTAAAGGAAAGAGGAATTTCAACATGTATTCATATGGGTGATGTTGTTGACCGCCGTAAGTATATAAATTTTCGAATTGCGTTTGATTTTCGTAGTCGGTTTGTCTCACAATTTAAAAAGTTTGGTATTGATTTGCATGTTATCATTGGCAATCATGACACCTATTACAAGAACACCAGTGAAATTAATTCTATGGATGAACTTGTTGGGAGAGATAGAGTGTGGATTTATTCTGAGCCACAGGTTGTAGAATTTGATGATACTCCTATTTTGTTCATGCCGTGGATTAATGCAAACAATTATAGTACAGCAGTAAAATTTTTAAACACACCAAATACTGATCTTCTTATGGGGCATTTAGAAATAAATGGTTTTCAGATGCATCGTGGACAATATTCAGATAGTGGATATGAAAAAGAGCTCTTTCGTAAATTTGATACTGTTTTGAGTGGACATTTTCATCATAAATCAGATGATGGACAAATTTATTATTTGGGTTCTCCATATGAAATGACTTGGTCAGATTATGATTCTCCTAAAGGATTTCATATCTTTGATACAGGCACAAGAGAGCTCGAACGTATTGTAAATCCTTATACTTTGTTTGAGAAGATTTATTATGATGATAGTGAGTCGTCGTTTGGTGACAAATATGATATGTCTTCGTTCAAGGACAAATATGTAAAACTGATTGTTGTCAATAAAAAAGATTTGTATGGGTTTGATAAGTTTGTTGATAGACTTCTTGTTGCCGATGCACATGATGTAAAGATCATCGAAGATTTTTCAGAACTGGATGCAACGAATGTATCTGATGACATTGTAGAGAATACAGAAGACACCATGACTTTGCTTGAAAAATATGTTGATGAACTGGATGTGACACTGGATAAGACTAGACTTAAAAATACCATGAAGTCACTTTATAACGAAGCTCAGGACCTTGAATTTTGATCATAATGAAAAGGGTTGATTGGCGTGTGGCGACCTTGTTCGTTCAAGAGAGGCATTATTCGCCGGTGATGCCGAAATTAACTAAACATTGGTTAGGTGCATATCAAGACGATGAACTAGTAGGTGTACTCACATTAGGTTGGGGTACGAATCCGATGGGAACTATCAAGAAGATGTTCCCAGAGTTATCGACTGAAGATTATTATGAAATTGGTAAGATGTGTATGGATGATGAAATGCCCCGCAACTCTGAATCTCAAATGATCTCTGCGACTGTGAAGTGGATGAAAGAAAACACACCAGAACGAAAATATCTATACACTTGGGCAGATGGAATTGTTGGTAAACCTGGCTATGTTTATCAAGCAGCAAACTTTCTGTATGGTGGTTTTATATGGAGTGATGTGTATGTTTCTGAAACAGGGGAGAAGGTTCACTTTCGTACCATCCAACGTAAAATGAAAAAAGAGATGAATCGTATGGACACCAAATACGGCCCTAGGCCTAATGATGCGAAAATGGGTGAATTAGGATTCAGTAGAGTATGGGGAAAACAGTTTCGATACATTTATCCAATGACTAAGAAGGATAGAAAGTTTTTGAAAAATTCTACATGCAAATGGAATATCAATTATCCAAAGGTGGGAGATTTACAGTGGAAAATTAAACGTCCCGGCGAAACGGAATATGAATTGACAAATACAATTCCTTATGAACATAGGGGTGACAGCGTAGATCACAATGCTGCAAATGTTAGTAAAGTAGAACGAAAATATGGAACTGGTAATTTAGAGGAATTCCTTTGATCGAATTTAAGTATGTTCGCTGGAAGAATTTCCTTTCAACCGGCAATCAATTTATAGAAATAGAGTTAGACCGAAATCCCACCACATTGATTATTGGTGAGAACGGTGCCGGCAAGTCTACTGTTCTTGATGCGTTGTGTTTTGGTTTGTTTGGTAAGCCATTTCGTGGCATCAATAAACCACAATTATTAAACTCTGTAAATAATGCTGGTTGTGTTGTAGAAGTAGAATTTAAGATTGGCACAAAGAAAATCAAAGTGATTCGTGGTATCAAGCCAAACATCTTTGAGATATACATCAATAAAAAGATGTATAATCAAGATGCAAGTATGAGAGATTATCAGAGATATCTTGAACAACAAATTCTTAAACTGAACTATCGAAGTTTCACTCAAGTTGTTATTCTTGGTTCATCTACATTCATTCCATTCATGCAGTTGAAGGCCCGGCACCGTAGAGAGGTGGTAGAAGAGATTCTTGATATTCAGATTTTCTCTCTAATGAATATGTTGTTGAAGTTAAAACTTAAAAATATTGCTGACAGTATTCGTGACATTGATTATCAATTGAACCTTGCTGGAGAGAAAATTGTATTACAAGAACAGTATATCAATGATGTAAAGAAGAATAAGAACAAGTTTATTAAAGAGAAGACTAAACTCATTACTGATAATGAAAAGGAGATTCTAGCAAGAAATTCTGGTATCGAGGAAATCACGCAAGATAACGATAACCTGTTAAGTCAAATTTCTGATAATGAAAAGATCAAAAATAACTACAATAAATTTAAAGATATAAAATCTACTTTAACAGAGAAACATAAAGCACATTCGAATGTTGTTGGTTTCTTTGAGAACAATGATGACTGTCCCACCTGTCAGCAGCATATAGATGAAATTTTTAAAAAGGAAATGATATTTGAAAAACAGAAAGACATAACAAAATTATCAACAGGCCTGAAAGAACTTGAAGAAGAATTAGAGAAGTTACAGGAAAGACAAGAAGAGATTTCTGAAATTGCAGATAAAATTAGGGAGAATGAAGTACAGATTGCCAAGGACCATAGTTCTGTTACACAGCTGGAAAAATTCAATGCTACACTGCACACCGAGATTGCTCAGTTCCAAACTGGTGATGTAGGTAAATCTGACTATAAGAAATTGAAAAAGTTGAAAAAAGACTTGTCTACTACAGAAAAACATAAATTAAAGCTTCGTGAGGATTTGACTTATTCTGAAGCTGCAAGAAGCATGTTGCAAGATACAGGTATCAAGACTAAAATTATCAAGCAGTATCTTCCAATTATGAATAAATTGATTAATACTTACCTGACTTCTATGGAATTTTATGTGAACTTCACTCTAAATGAAAATTTTGAAGAAACCATCAAGTCAAGATATCGTGATGAGTTTACTTACGATTCATTCAGTGAGGGTGAAAAGATGCGTATTGACCTTGCACTCCTGTTTACATGGAGAGCTATTGCAAAGATGAAGAACAGTACCAACACTAATTTGTTGATGTTGGATGAGATTTTTGATAGTTCCCTAGATAGTACAGGTACAGATGAATTTCTGAAAATTCTCAATACGCTCTCTGATGAGAATATTTTTGTCATCAGTCACAAACAGGATGTATTAGCAGATAAGTTTAGAAGTACAATCAAATTTGAAAAGGTAAAGAATTTTAGTCATGTTGTTGAATGATGATTGCTTAGTTGCAATGCAAAAACTAATTGATGATGGAGTACAAGTGGACTCCATTGTTACAGACCCACCATATCATCTACAATCTATTGTAGATAGGTTCGGTAAAGAAGATTCTGCACCAGCACAGTTTGGAACAGATGGTGCATTTGCAAGAGCATCAAAAGGTTTCATGGGTAAAGAATGGGACGGTGGAGATATTGCATTTCGTAAAGAGACTTGGGAGCTTGCACTGAAACTTTTGAAGCCAGGTGGTCATATACTTGCATTTTCTGCTTCTCGTAATTATCACAGAATGGCAGTTGCGATAGAGGATGCTGGTTTTGAAATTCGTGACCAGTTGATGTGGTTATATGGTTCTGGTTTTCCTAAGAGTTTGAATATAGGTAAAGGAGTTGAAGCATTTAACAAAACTGGAAAAACAGACACAGTTGCATTTAGACAAACAAGAATGGGTGAAAATTATAAACCTACTGGCCAAAAAGAATATTATAAAGGCCGAGCATTTAGTGCTGGTGATGAAGTTATTGATGAAGATGGTATAGAACAAGAAATTAATAATGAATGGAAAGGATGGGGAACTGCTCTAAAGCCTGCACATGAACCTATTGTGATGGCAAGAAAACTATTGTCTGAAAGTAATAATGTTGCAAATGTTTTAAAACATGGAACTGGTGGCATCAACATTGATGGGTGTCTTC